TGTATCTTTAATACCTAAAGAACTAATTAAATATTTTGCAGATTTAGATCTATCTTTAGGTATTTGAACATAATCATTATTATTTATATTTTTATTATTATCTGATATAGTATCTAATGTAGGTATATCAGTATTACTTTGATTTTTTAGAAATGCTCTAAGCTTACTTTCATGTATGATTATATCATCTCTATTAGGTTTATCTGTATTAAGTATTTGATTTATTTTCTGTAAATAAGCTAATTTTAGTTTTGGATCTTTAATATCATTAGCTTTACTATACATATATTTCTCTAACCCATAAAATTTATCAACATTATCTCCATTTATTGTTGGGTCTTGTTTAGCTTCTTGGTAATATTTTTGAACCAAGTTAGTAGATACTTTATCATTGATATCTTCTGTATATTGTTTAATATACTTTTCACCTTGAGATAGGATTTTAGTTGATAGATCATTTAATCCATATTCTTGAGCTGTTTTAATAGCTTGTTGTATAGTATTTTGTATTTGTTGTTTTAATGTTAATGCTTCTTTTGGATCATCTGTATTAGAAGCTTTTTCACTTAATTGATTTAATGTATTATAAGTATTATTTAATAATTTTGTAGTATTTATTTTATCTGTTATTTGTTTATCTAATAACATATTTTTATGAAAAGTGTCTAATGTTTTATTTTGTACTAATTTTTGTCTATCTTTTGTAACTAAATAGTTATCTATAGATTTTGTAATAGTATTAGCTCCAGATTGTATATATGCAGTCATTCTATTCATTAAAGCATCTGGACTATTAGTATTAATATTTTTGGCTGGTGTAAAAGCAGTTGTAGATAAATCATTCATTATATATCCTTTTAATTTATTTGCTATAAGTGTATTATAGCAAATATAAAGGATATATAATTAAATATCTTATTTAGAATATTTAGCCGCTATAGCTTTTCTTAATTTAGATATTCTATCATATTCTGCTTTAGTTTCTCTTAATTGTTCTTCAGCTAACCCTGTTTGTGCTTTATAATACTTTCTCATTAAACCAAAATTAGCTAATCCTAAACCTAATTGACCTAACCCTACAGCAGTATTAATACCTGTCATGATACCATTACCATATTTATCTAAAAAACCTTTATTTTGAATAAAGTAGGCATGTCCATTAATATTTACTACATCATTAGGATTGTTTATACCTAATTTTTTAAATACTTCTGGGTTATTGTTAAATGTGTTTTTAAATTCATCATATGAACCAAGAGACATGATATTAGCATTGTTAGTATTAAATGTATTAAACATAGTATTAGGTGTATTATAATTGTTTTTAATTAAACCATTTGCTAATGGATTGTTAAAATTATTCATAAAATCTCCTTTAAATATACTTGTAAGATAATTATATATGATTAAAGATTATAAGTAAAGAGAGAAAAGAAAGAAGGTTAATTAACTTCTTGTACATTAAATTCAGGTAACATTACAGGAACATCTGTCATACCAACATTAGGTATATTTTTTTTAGTCCATCCTTGATATTTTTTAGCTTTAAGGTTTTTAATTATTGGTTCAGGTAATTCAATTTCTACATTAAAAGGTACTGCCGCACTATATGAACCAGTAGCATTAGTAATAGTAATTACTACACTATCTCTAATTGTATCTTCTGGGTTTAATTTAGTTACTATAACTCTTTTAGTTTTAGCCATTTTAGATCTAACATCAATTAATCTACTTTCAGCTTTAACTTTATTAGTTAATTTTTCTTTAATTTTTTCTATAAGCACTGCTTTAGTATCTTTTTTATCTGGTTCAATACCTAATTTCTTAGCTTCTCTTTTTAATTCTTGTAAAGTTAATTCTTCATAATTTAACATTTATTCTCCTTATTTTTTATTTAATTATACCATACTTATATAGCATAATTAAATAGATAGGGAAAAACCTATCTATTAAGAATTAGGTAATGGACAAGTAACTTCCATAACAGCTAATTGTTCTGGTCTTGTAATTACAGTTGCATATCTAAATTTGAATGCTACGTAACCTCTTTCACCAATAGGGTTACCATTATCAATTACATCTGGCCATCTTGTATAGATAATATGTTTAGTATTACCTTGAAGACCTACAGTACTTATAGCATCTTTAGCCATTACAATAGCAGGATATACATCATATCTATAATCTCCATTATCATCTTTGCTTGAATAACAAGTTGTAGATGGAGCTGAACCATCACCTACTTTATGTCCTTGATGTGCATAGTTACCAAGAGTTTCTGCATAACAAATTCTAAATCTACCTAATCTACCAATCTCTTCAATACCATCCATTTTTAATCTTACACTTGGATCAGGATATTCATCTACTGATTGGAAGCTTGGGAATAAGTCTTTGTTAATTAATGCACCATATAAATCAGCACCTACAATTACATAAAAAGATTCTGGAATAGGTTTAGTACCAATTTTGTTTTGACCACTAATAATAGTACTCATTGGTTTAGCTTTATTTTGTACCAATTGACTAAATAAAGTTACTGTTAATTGTTCAGTAATAGTATAACTTGCTGCTTTGCTATCATCATCTCCACCTACTTCATCTCTTGAAGTAGCATCTCCACCATATACTTTAAATGATGTATTTAAAATATCATTCATCATTAATGAGTTATAAGCATCATTCATTTGAAGTGTAACATCTTCAACAGTTAATGCTCTAACTGCATCTTCTGAATATTTTTCTACATCTTCAGTAAGTTCTACAATACCTGCATATTTTTTCATTTTAGTAGTAAATGTAACTTTTCTAAATGTACCTAATGAATAGATTTGGTTTTTATCAGTTACACCTTCAGATGTAAGTTGCATACTATTAAGTTTCTTTTGGATTTCTGCCATATCTCTTTCAGCAATATACCCACCTTTAACACCTGTATAAGTACCATCATCAGCAACTACATCTCTATAAATTGACCAATAGTAAACACTTGTTTTAAAAGTGTCACCACTACCTTGAGTCATCATGTCTCTTAAATTTGCAAATTTTGCAAAGTTAAAAGTTTGATCTAAAGTTCTTCTTGAAATTCTACTATAGAAATCTTGTACTTGAGTACCTTGAGTAGAATTACCAGAGTTATACACATAAACAGCCATATACACCCCTTTTAAATTTAGTTTAAATTAATTTAAACTTATATACATAAGTTTAGATCTAACTACTTTAAAAGTAGTTATATATAAACCTATGAACCAAGAGGATTAAAATCCTACAAGGTTTTTATAGTATTCTTCAAATTCCTCATCACTCATAGTATTAAAATCTATTGGTTTTTTCTTAGTTGATTTAACACTATTCTTAACACCTGCACTTGCCTTTCTTCTCTTTTCAGCTTTAGTTTTATTTACCTGAGCATTTTGTTTAATTTGGTTAATTTGAGTATCTTGAATACTTTTATTATACTCATCATAAGCACTTATAAATGCTGTTACAGGACTTTCACCTAATAGTTTTTTCTTCATATAAATAGGTGCAATTTTTTCATATAAACCTGATTTAATAGACTCTCCAATAAACTCTAATAATGTAGGATCTTGAAATACTTGTTGTCTACTTTGTTCATCAAAATCATTAGTTAATAGATTATTGAATTTAGTAAATACTTGTTGATCTTTCTTTAAACTGTCAATAATAGCTTTAGTTTCAACTATCCTTGGATCAACTTTATATTCATTTGGTTCATAATTATCTACTTCTTCATCATCTGGATCAATATCATAGATATCTATACCTGTTTCTTTTAAAAGTTTTGCAATAGCTTTTTTATTACCTTTTCTTGCTTCAACTAATAGATATAAATCTTTTTCACTTAACCCTTGTTCTTTAATACCTTCTAATAAAGCTATATCATCTTTATATTGATCAAATTTAGTTTTATCTTTAAGAGCTTTAGATGCAATAGTTTTTAATTCTTCTAAATCATTTACTTGTATTTCTCCTGAACCAAAGTTAACAATAATTGGTTCGTCATTTTCATCTATTTCTTTATTTGATTCTTCATCTGTTTCAATATTATCTTCTTCATACTTTTCTGATTCTTTATTGGCATCGTAAGAATTTTCATTAGAATCTTCATCTATTTGTGTGCTCTCTTCTTGAATTTCATCATCTGTTTCAATTTCTCTATCATTTTCTTGAACATTATCTATCCCCTCATCAATATTATTATTTGAACCAGAAGGATCAGTAAATACCCCTTCTTCTAATTCAGGAGCATTATCTACTTTTAATTCATCTGGTGTTTTTTCCATTAAATCATCTAATCCTGGCATACTCTATCCTTTATTACTCTTCGTCTTCTTTTGGTTCCTCAGTATTTAATGATAATAACTCTTCTACATAGTGTTTAAAAGCCACTCTATTTAAAATACTTTCAAATAATACTGGTCTATGGTCTGCTGCATACCCTGCTTTATTAGCTTCTTCTAAAACAGTTTCTCTTGTATAGTGATCATAAATTAATTGAAAATCTGGGTTATTAACTAATCTTTGCATAGCACCTTTTAATTCTTTAGCTTTTTCTCTTGCTTCTGCTACCTCATCTTCTTTATATCCACCTACAAATTTGTTTAAATCAATGTTATTCATCATTTTTTTCTCCTTTTGTTTTTATTAATTTAAATTTTACTTAATTAAGGCATTTTTGTCAAATAACTTCAATATCATTACTTTGACCACTACTCATTGGTTTTTGATAAGGTTGTTTAATTCCCATATTACTTGGTAATTGTTCATTTTGTTTTTGTTGATTAATTAAAGCTTGCTCTCTTAACTTTTCCATTTCCATTTTATGTTTAACTTCCAATTCTTTCATTTTTTGGCTTACCAAGTCAAAATTCCGCAAAAAGCGTGCGACTTTTTGCCGATTCTTGGAAGTGATATCAGCCCGGCACAAGATCATCAAATCATCAATATCCTCTCCGGCGTCGAAGAGCAAACGGCGGATTGCCGAATCGGTTATCGTATCTTTTTCAAAACCAATAGGTCGCAGGTGCAGTTGCACTAATTTGCGCACATATCGCAATTCTTCCTTTGTCGGGAGTCTTAGT